ACACAGGTGTTACACTAAGCAATTCACCTGATCCATTAGTTTATCCAGATGGTATGCTATTAGTCAACACAGCGGCTAGTGGTAACAATGTTAAACTATATGATTCAGCACAAGGTGCTTGGATCACAGGTGCACCTAACAGAGCAGACGGTTCCGGTAACTTTGGTTACAGATCTCAACGTGCAGTTATTGTACAAGCCATGCAGGCCGCTCTTGCAGGAAATACTAAGTTGAGAGAAGAAACTATTACCGTAACATTGCTTGCGGCACCAGGCTATCCTGAATTGATCGACGAATTAACTACACTAAACGTTGATCGTAAGGAAACAGCATTTATCATCGGTGATGCTCCATTTAGACAAACACCTAACGGTGTTGTTGATTGGATGAATGCTACACCAATTGAAAACGGTGAAGATGGTCTTAACACTAAAAACAACAACATTGCAGTTTACTATCCAAGTGCAGTTACAACTAACGTGGATGGACAAACTGTGCTTGCTCCAGCATCGCATATTGCTCTACGCACTTATGCATACAATGACCAAGTATCATTCCCATGGTTTGCTCCAGCAGGTTTGACACGCGGTGTTGTTAACAATGGAACAGGCGTAGGCTACTTGAACAACGAAGGCGAAATTGTTTCCGTTGCTCTAAGTAATGGTCAAAGAGACAGCCTATATGTAAACAAAGTTAACCCAATTGCAAACTTCCCAACAGATGGATTGATTGTATTTGGACAGAAAACACTTAACCCTGCACAAAGCGCATTGGATAGAGTTAACGTATCTAGATTGATTTGTTACTTAAGAGAGCGTTTTGATATACTTGCTCGTCCGTTCATCTTTGAACCAAATGATGAATTTACAAGAGCAAATGCTAAACGTGCATTTGAGCGTTTCTTAGGTGATATCCTAGCGAAGCGTGGTGTTTATGACTTTGCTGTTGTTTGTGATGAAACTAACAACACTCCAGCAAGAATTGATCGTAACGAATTTTATGTAGATGTTGCAATTGAGCCTACTAAGGCCGCTGAATTCATTTACATTCCGATCAGAGTTCTTAACACTGGTGCTATTAGCGCAAGTAACTAATAGTTACATACAAAAAATTGATTACGCCCGGCTTTATGTCGGGCGTTTTCGTCTATAGGTCTGCTTTGATTTTGAAAGGAGTAAGTCCAACTGTATGCTTCTTTTCTTTTCGAATACAACTGTCACATTTGGTTCTATAGAAAGTTTTACCATTTTTATGATAATTTACAGCAACTGGTTTTGACTTACAAGTACTACACAATGCTCGTTTTTCCATAACGGTGCCCTTTTTCTACACAAGTATTTATAAAAGTGCCCTTTTGGTAACAGAAAAATCACCTGTAGGCATAAATAATATACATACAGTAGGAGACAAAAACTATGGCAGTCTTAACAAAATTTGGTGTGCCCGCAGGAACTAGTTCAGAAACGCTTATGCCTAAATTGGTATATCGTTTTAGAGTATTGTTCAATGACCTTGGCGGACCTAATAACGGTGATGAATTATTAGTCTTGACTAGACAGGTTATAAGCGTAACACGCCCAGTATTAACACACGACGAAATGCAGTTAGACGTGTATAACTCACGAATCTTCCTTGCTGGTAAACACACTTGGGATCCTATTACAATTCAGTTTAGAGATGATGTATCAAGTGTTATTATCAAAAGATTAGACGAACAGTTACAACGTCAAATTGATCATTCACAACAGTCAGGCGCAACAAGCGGCAGTCAATATAAATTTCAGATGTCAATTGAGACACTAGACGGTTCAGATACACCAGGTGTATTGGACTTCTGGACACTCGAAGGTTGTTACATTTCAAACGTACAATATGGTGAAAGTAACTATGCTACATCAGATCAGCAAATGGTTACAGCAACTATTAGATATGATAACGCACAACACGGATCAGGCGAAAATAACTTCCTAGCAACCACTCCATTTAGAGATGGTAGCGTAGATCTAGCAACAGATCAATAATAGGAGGTGACTAATGTCTACCAACTTAGCATCATTAATTTATAAGACTGCAACACCCTACGGTGAAAAACTTGATGCTATTCCTAGACAAAAGATGCATTATAGGGTTTCCGCTATTATTAGCGGAAACGCTTTCTCGCAAGCAGATGATCTTGTGTGGATGCTTACTGATGCAGTAACTCTACCAGGTCATAGATACGCTACACAAACAATCAATCAGTACAATAGAAAACGTGTAATCCAAACTAAAGTGGATTATGATCCAATACAATTAAGTATTGTTGATACAGTTGACAACTCATTTCTTAAAATTCTGATTGCATACAATAACTATTACTATGGAAATGATTCACGCAATGGTGGTAGTTTAACCAAACCTCTAGGAGAATATAATTTAGATACTACTGTAGACTTTCCTATTAATTTTGGTTATAGACCTGTTAATCACAGTAACAAATACTTTTTTGAAGAATTAATTATTCATAGAGAATATGCAAACGAAGATCAGCAGGTTAGAATTATACACCCAATGATACAGTCAGTGAGTCATGATCAGTTATCATATGCAAGTGGCGCAGATGCTGTTCGTTGGAATATTTCTTTTGAATACGAAGGTATCAATTATCAAGGATTTGAAGAAGCCAACGCCTTTGCCGCTGGTTCTACTAGAACAGATCCAGGCGGAACTGTACAAACTGCTGGTGCAACTCAAGCAGTTACAGTAATCGACGGTGGTGAACCTAGTATTGTTAGAGACAGAAACGGCAATCCTGTTGTTGACAGTAGTGGTAATCCTGTTGTATCTGGTCGACCATTGAGGTAACACTCATGGCTCGAATGAATTTCCAGCAAGGAATCTTTACTCCAAAAAATCCGGATAAGTATATAGGTAAGCATAGACCTAGATATAGAAGTGGCTGGGAACTTACTTTTATGCGTATGTGTGACAACCACCCTAGTATAAGTGGTTGGGCAAGTGAAGCACAACGTATACCTTATCGTAATCCCATTACAGGTAAAATGACACACTATGTACCTGACTTTTTTATTGTATATACAGACAAAGACGGAAACAGAAACGCAGAGTGCATAGAGATTAAACCTAAGATGCAAACATTGGAAAATGCTAAAACACAGGGCGAGAAGTACCAAGCAGTTATTAACATGGCCAAATGGGAAGCCGCTCAACAATGGTGTAAAAGACAAGGAGTACGTTTTAGAGTAGTAACAGAAGATCAACTGTTTAATAATCCACAGAAACGTAACTCAAGGAGAAAACGAAAATGACTCGTAAACTAGAAGAAGAATTTAATCTTCCTCCGATCGAAGAAGCAAAAAAGGCTGAGAATCCTGTAGAAGTAGTAGAGGAAGATAAAATAGTGCCTTTCGATCAACAAGCAATACTAGCCAGCGCAGATAAAATTGACGCGGCATTGCCACAAGTTACAGGCTTAGATGCATTAGATAAAGATATGGACGAATATGCTCGCAAGGCTATGGAAACATACGAACAACTATGCGATCTAGGCATGAATGTTGAAGATAGACATGCCGGCCAAATATTTGATGTAGCCAGCAAAATGATGACAAATGCGATCAATGCTAAGGTTTCAAAAGCAGAAAAGAAACTAAAAATGGTTGAACTACAGTTGCGTAAACAGCGTTTAGATCACGATACAGGTCAAACAGATGCTATAGAAGGCACAGGTTCTGCACTAAACCTAGATCGTAATGCACTTTTAGATGCTATTACAAAGACAATAAAAGATAAATAAATGTATATAAAGGGAAGATGAGACCATGAAAAGATTTAGTGATTACTTAATGGAATCAACAGTTGAGCATTCATACAGAATCAAGTTTGCTTGTCCTGTAACAGACGCTATGCTTGACCGTATGGAAACTCATCTTAAAAAATACGAAGCAACACAGATTTCCAAGCCTAAAAAGGCAATCGCTCAGAGTTCACCAATGGACTTCAAAGAAGCACGAGGCGCAGAGATTACAACTATTGATGTAACAACAGCGTATCCTGTAGCAAGTTATGTGCTTAGTAGAGAACTTGCATCTCATATGAGAATTAGTCAAAATGAGATTGCAGTACGCTCTCCAGATGAAGAGATTGATGAGCAGGAAGGCAAATATGAATCTAAACTAGCAGATTCAGAATATAAAGATGCACCAGACGTAAAGTCTGCAGAGCACTATGGGGATGATTACAACTCTAAATTTGTCAAAGAACTAACTAAATTGAGCGCAGAGAGAAAAAAAGCAATGGAGAATAATGATGGATAATTTAGACCGCATTAAAAAACTCTCAGGTATCATTGATACACCAAAAGAGGAACTCCAGGAGGCTTATGCTAACACGCCAGCAGATACGAGTCACCCTGATCCTTCCGAACATGGTGATATCCGTGACTGGGGCGAAAATGTAGACACAAGTTTACGCAGATATCTGGACAGTTCACTAGCAAGTCCAGAACTTCCACAACCAATGACAGAAAGCGAAATGAAAGATGCTTATGAATCTTTTATCGCTGAAAAAGAAAAAGTCATGGAATCAACTGAGGTTGAAGAAGCAAAAGATGAAACTGTAGAAGAAGCCGCTGACGAAGCAGTTGAAGAAGCAGTTGAAGAAG